GCAAGGTTACAAAAAAAGGGGCTACTAGATGAGTATAACAATACTTGATGTTGAAAATACAGTCACAACTAAGAACAGTAAGAAACACCTTGACCCATTCGAGAGGACAAACTCTCTGGTTATGGTTGGTGTTTACCCATTGGATGCTAAAGATCCATCCACTTATACTTTCGACCATTGTGACCTTAATGAAAGTGATGATGTTGTATCTAACCGAAATGAACTACAGGGGATTTTAAATGAAACTACTACTCTTGTCATGCACAATGTTAATCATGATCTTTTATGGTTGTGGGAATCTGGATTCACATACACAGGCAGAGTGTTCGACAGTATGTTATGTGAATGCATACTCAATCGAGGAGTCAAACAACCCCTAGATTTAAAATCGGTTGCTAAAAAATATGATTGTGCTACTGAAAAGCAGGACACCCTGAAAGAATATTTTAAGAAGGGTTACAGCACACGGGACATACCTAGAAAAGAATTAGACTATTACCTACGATGTGACCTTGCATGTACTAAAGAGTTATATCAAAAGATGCAGCTACGATTGGAGTCTAATCAAGATGCAGGACTAAAAAATGTTATTGATATAACTAATGAAGTTGCAGTTGTACTTGCAAGGATGTATCAGTCTGGTTTTAAAATTGATATGGATAGACTCGATGATGTAGAAAAAGAGTTTAGAAAAGAAAAGTTAGAACTAGAGACTAGCCTACAGGAGTTTACTAAAAAACTTATGGGTGATACTCCTATTAATCTTGGCAGTACAGAACAACTCTCTTGGGTTTTGTTTAGTAGAAAACCTATAGATAAAAATGCATGGCACTCTTGCATTGAACCTCACACACCTACAAATGTTTTCAAAGGACTAATTAGAAAGCACTTCAAGACTTTGTTTAAAACAAAAGCAAAGCAATGTAGTAGGTGCAAGGGTAAGGGCCAGTTCTATAAAACTAAAAAGGACGGTAATCCATTTAAGAAAGCTACCAAGTGTAATGTCTGTGGTGGTTCAGGCTTTGTGTATGAAGAAAGCAATAAGGTAGCAGGGTTAAAGTTTAGTCCTCCTAGTGCAAAGTGGGCCAGTGCTAGTGGGTTTAGTACATCCAAAGGTAACTTAGAAATATTAGAAAGATTTGCTAATAGTAAAGGGATGACAGAAGCATCTGAGTTTCTATCTAAACTTAGAAGACTATCAGCTATCACAAGCTACTTATCAAACTTTGTTGAAGGCATAAAAGACTTTGTAAAAGAGGACGGGTTCCTACATGTCAGGTTGAATCAGCATGTTACTGCTACTGGTAGATTTAGTGGAGCTAATCCGAATATGCAGAACATGCCTAGAGGTTCTACCTTTCCTGTTAAGAAAGTTTTTGTATCTCGATTCCAGGGGGGCAAGGTATTAGAAGCAGACTTTGCACAACTAGAATTTAGGGTGGCAGCTTATCTCAGCCAAGACCCTGTTGCTATTAAAGAAGTGACAGAAGGTTTTGATGTACACAGCTACACTGCAAAAGTTATATCAGATGCAGGACAGCCCACATCGAGACAAGTTGCAAAGGCACACACGTTTGCCCCGTTGTATGGTGCTACAGGTTATGGCAGGACAGAAGCTGAAGCCACTTACTACAAACACTTTATTGAAAAGTACAAAGGTATAGGTAAATGGCATAAGAAACTAGCTAATCAAGCAGTTGGACATGGGTTCATTCGGATACCTAGTGGCAGGGAATTTGCCTTTCCTGATACACAAAGGAGAAGGGACGGTACAGTAACTAACTTTACACAGATTAAAAACTATCCAGTACAATCATTTGCTACGGCAGATATAGTACCTGTAGTATTGGTAGAACTGTATAATAAACTTGACGGATATAGGAGTTGTGTAGTAAACTCTGTACACGATTCCATCGTTATAGATGTACATCCAGATGAAGAGCAACAAGTAATTGATATCATTGAGGATGTACAAAAGAATCTAGTAGCTGTAATTAAAGCTAGATATGGCATAGAAGTAAACGTGCCATTGTTGTTAGAAGGAAAGATTGGAAGTGATTGGTTAAATCAAACTGAACTATGAGAGGACTTTATTAGTACAGATATTTCAACATTAAATACGTCAAACTTTAATCAACTTGCCCAAGCTATGGGCATGGAAGCTGACACAAAAACTAAGAAACAAACTAGTACACTTGCACGATTGAAGATAGACCACTCAGGTGTAATGGGTGAGACTGAAATCAAAGGTAAGAAAAAGAAAGTAGAAGTTGTAGATGCAGGAAGTTTTTGTTTAACACTACCTGATGATACAAAACTTTATGATTCTAATCCTAAGATTCGATTGTTCCAACAGAAGTTTATGTACAAGAGGTATCTAACTTCTGGTGGGCCAGAGGGTAAGGGTATGTTTGTCAAGACAGAAATGGCAAATGATTTGAAAGGGGATCTAAGAGATAACACAGGCGGTTTTAATTGTGGTAAGCCTAGTGGTTGGATTGAGGATTACAATTCTTTACCTCAAGACCAGAAGGACTTAATTAAGTCTATTAAAAGAGTTCGGGTTTTGTTTGGTCATGTTACATTGACTGCCCCTGTAAATGAAAAAGGAGAGTCTGCTACTTTAGATAAAGCAGTTGATCCTATTCCTTTTATATACGAGGTAGACAACAAGGAAGCCTTTAAAATTATGGGTGGCCCGATTGCTGAGATGGTTAAACAAAAGTTTCTACTTCCACAAAAGAATTTAAAGCTAGGTACAGAGGAAAGAAGTATTGCTTCTGGTGCTAAGTATTATGTTCCAAGTGTGGAATTAGAATCAGGTGTAGTTGAACTAAAAAATCCTCAAGATGAAGATACGTTCAAAGATTTCAATGCTTGGATTGAGGGTTATAACAGTTACATTGCAAATGCTTATTCTGATTCAGCAAAAAAGGATGAGAATAATTTAGTCAATGAGTTTGTTGAAGTAACAGAGGCAGCTTAATGATTACTCACCCTGCAGAAATTAGAATCAGACAGTATCTATCGAATGTAAAAAGTTCGGATTCCATTATGTCTGAAGAAGTTATTGACAGGGTGACTGATGAAATAAGAGACTCACTTAAAAAGCAGTTTGTAGATAAAAGCAATAATGATTTTCGATTGCGTATGTCAAACTTAGGTAGACCATATTGTCAACTATGGTTTGATAAAAATAAAAAACATACTGCTTTGCCACCTACATCAAACTTTGTTATTAACATGATGATAGGAGATGTACTTGAGTCTGTATTCAAAGGCATACTTACTGCAAGTGGTGTTGATTACCAAAACGGGGAAAAGGTAACTCTTAATTTATCTCGCCACAAAATTGAGGGTACACCTGACCTAATTATGGATGGTAAGGTAGATGATGTAAAAACTGCTAGTCCTTGGTCTTACGAAAATAAGTTCAAGGACTACAACACCCTAGCAGCAGGAGATAGTTTTGGTTACATAGCACAACTAGCAGGGTATGCAAAAGCCTGTGGGGTAAAGCCTGGTGGTTGGTGGGTTATCAACAAAGCCAATGGGGATTTTAAATATGTACCTGCAACAGGCTTAGATGTAGATGCTAATATAAATAAAGCTAATAACGTAGCAGAGGAACTAGATAAAAATTCTTTTCGTAGAGTGTATAATGATGAGCCAGAAACTTATTACAAAAAACTCACAGGTAATCGTAAGCTGTGTCGGGAATGTGGTTGGTGTAGTTACAGGAATGAGTGTTGGCCTACTCTAAAAGAAAGACCGTCAGTAGTATCGAAAGCAGAGATACCTCCGATGGTATGTTATACGGAGTTACGAGGTGTTTAATGGTAAGGCATATGCTGCAGCTAGAAGAAGGGGGGTTCGTAGTGGACTAGAAAAAAAGATACAAGACAAGTTAAAAGAACAGGGTGTAAAAGCTAAGTATGAGCCATTGAAAATTGAATGGGAAGATTTAGCATACAGGAAGTACACACCTGACTTTATACTACCAAACGGGATTCTTATTGAATCTAAAGGATTGTTTACTCCGATAGATAGGAGAAAACATTTATTAATTAAACAACAACATCCTAATCTGGACATTCGATTTGTATTTGAAAGCAGTAGAAGAAAGATAAATAAAATTTCTAAAACTACATATGCTGATTGGTGTGAACGATATGAGTTTAAATATTCTACCAAAGAAATTCCAGATGAATGGATTAATGAAATAACTAAAATTAAAAAACTAACGAATGAAAAATTCATCAAGTTTCCAAAAGAAAAGAAAGGGTAAGGGAATGATTAAACAGAGAAATCCAGTCGTACAAGAAACAATTAAAAATCCTAATAGGTCTAGTAAAGTTCATGGAGATAAATTTAGAAATGTTATGGACATAATTGTTAAGAGAGAAGTACAACAAGAACTTAAATTTAAGGACTGATTATGGATATGGAAACAAAACAATTTGACCCTGAAGAAGGTATACCAATACAGAAAGATGATACTGCTGTAGTTCTTAGACCTAACTTTACTAAGGAAGGTGAGTGGGACACTACTGTGCATGTCAATGCAGTTATGATGCCGACTGAAAAACTTAATGATGAAGATGCTGACTACTTATCTGAAGTTACTTATGCACTAGTAGCCTGTTTTAATTTAATGAACTCTGACCCTGAGTTTGCTTTTAAAGTAGGAGAAGAAATGAATAAGATGAACATAGATGAAATTGATTCAAGTAAATCAAAGAGTAATGTAATTCAGCTAAGTCGTTGGACTAAAACTGAAGGCACTGCATAATGGAAGAAGAAAATATAAATGGTGTTGATAGATCCCAAAATAAAAATTATTTATATGTAGAAAATAGTGATACATATTCCGATGCAAAAACTTTAAATGATTTTTATCAACAGGAGTATTCTAATTTAAATAAAGATATTTCAAGGTATAAAACTTTTGAACATTCAGCTAATAAAGATATGGTAAATAGCCCTGAACACTACAACAAAGGTAAGTATGAAACTTATGATGTGATTGTAGATACATTAGGTAAGCATGAAGCTATGTCGTATTGTCAAGGTAATATACTTAAATATATTATGAGAATGTGGAATAAAGATAGACCTTTGCAAGATGCAGAAAAAGCTGAATGGTATTTGAAAGCTATGATAAAGTTATTAAAAGAAACTAAGGGAGTCAACTGGTGATGAAGTATGACAAAATAAACATAGATGTAAGTAGAGATACACTGCTTAGTGAACAGGCAACTCAACTGTTAAGAGATTACTACATGCTAAAGTCTGAGGTATCTCCACAGGAAGCATTTGCTAGAGCATCATTAGCATATTGTGACGGTGATTATGATTTTGCTCAGAGGATATATGATTATGCTAGTAAACAATGGTTTATGTTTTCTAGTCCTGTCCTCAGTAATGCACCTAAACCAAAAGAATCTTTTAAGGCATTACCTATTAGTTGTTTCTTAACTTATGTGGGTGATACATTAGAAGATTTAATTGCACACAATACAGAAGTTGCTTGGTTATCTGTAAAGGGTGGTGGGGTTGGCGGTCATTGGTCAGATGTAAGGGCTGTCAGTGATAAGGCTCCAGGGCCAATCCCATTCCTTAAAGTAGTAGATAGTCAAATGACTGCATATAAACAAGGTAAAACTAGAAAGGGAAGCTATGCTGCGTACATGGATATTGATCATCCTGACATTATTGAGTTTATCAATTTTAAGTTGCCTACTGGCGGTGATGCTAATAGGAAATGCTTTAACCTATTCAATGCTGTTAATGTAACTGATAAGTTTATGAAACGGCTTGAGGCTGATGAGGTAATTGAACTGAAAGATCCTCACACTGGTCTATACAGAGATAGAATCCGAGCCAGAGAGTTATGGGAACGTATACTTGAAACTAGGTTCAGGACAGGTTCTCCATACATTAACTTTATTGATACAGCTAATGAAGCAATGCCTGAAGCTTTGAAGCAACAAGGCTTAAAGATTCATGGTAGTAACTTATGTAATGAGATTCACTTACCTACAAATAAAGATAGAACTGCTGTATGTTGTTTGTCTTCAGTCAACTTAGAAAAGTTTGATGATTGGAGAACTACCCCGATGGTAAGAGATTTGATTCGTTTTCTGGATAATGTACTACAAGCATTTATAGATAATGCTCCTAGAGATATTGTAAAAGCTAAGATAAGTGCATTAAGAGAGAGGTCACTAGGGTTGGGAGCTATGGGATTTCATGGTTACTTACAGAAATACAACACACCATTTGAAAGTCCTGTAGCTAAGTCTTTAAACAATAGAATATTTAAGCATATAAAAGATGAAGCCTTATTGGAAACAAAGTTACTTGCAACAAAACGTGGTTCACCAGGTGATCTTTTTGGTACTGGTGTTCGTAATGCACATCTTCTTGCTATTGCTCCTAATGCCAATAGCAGTATTATTTGTGGCTGTACTGCTAGTATCGAACCTGTTAAGTCGAATGCGTATGTGCATAGGACGAGGGCAGGATCTCACTTAATTAAAAATAAGTATTTAGCTACAGTGCTAGATAAGTATAAGATGAATAATGAAATTACATGGAAAAGTATTATTAACCATGAGGGTTCAGTTCAGCATCTAGATAATCTTACAGACTACGAAAAAGATACTTATAAAACTGCGTTTGAGCTTAACCAAGAGTGGGTAATCGAACACGCATCTGATAGACAAAAGTATATATGCCAAGGACAATCTGTTAATCTATTCTTTCCTGCAGGAAGTGATAAGAGTTATGTCAACTCTGTTCACATTAGAGCATGGAAAGGTAAATTAAAAGGGTTGTATTATCTCCGTACCTCTTCAGGCAATCAAGCTGAGAAAGTTGGTACACAAGTTCAACGAGAAGCATTAAAAGATTCAGAGGAGTGTATAAGCTGCCATGGATAGAAGAAAAAAATTTGATTATGAATTGTTCAAACAGAACGATAAACTAGCTAGGGATGTGGGTAAAGCCTACTGGGAATCAAAAGGTAGAACTGTTATAGATAATCCAGATAGGTATGGCCCTGACTTATTAATTGATGGAGAATATTATTGTGAAGTTGAAATCAAACGTGCTTGGAAAGGTAAAGAATTTAAGTATAGAACATGCCAGATACCACACAGAAAAGCTAAGTATCTGGACAAAGATAAGTACGATAAGCCGACACATTTTTTCATCATTAATAATGAACAAGAGTATGCCTTTTATATCAAAGGTGAAGATGTGGCTGCATCGCCAGTAGTAGAAGTACCTAATAAGTTTGTACCCAAGGGAGAATTTTTCTTTCAAATACCTTTAAATAAACTAAAGTTGATAGACCTAAATGATAAAGACAACCAAGAATAAAACCCAGAAGAGTGACAAGGTAGATACTAATTCTGTAGAAGTCATACGGTGGAAAGATGCTTTGTCTGACCACGGTTGGAGTGATACAAGAGAAGCTGAGTTAGCTGATGTATTATCTGTAGGATTTTTGATTGCAGAAAATAAGGAAGCTGTAATGATAGCTACTACATGGGCTGAACCAGAGAGCAATGGTAGAATGAATATTCCTAAGGGGTGGATAAAGAGTAGAAAAAAAGTAAGCATTCAAGATTTAAATAAAACATCTCCCACTAAAGGAATTTATAA